CCATTAATCAATCCAAATAACAATGAAGTAACTGGTTATCTAGATGCTAGGGAAGTATTCTCTAAGATTGTTTATGGGGCTTGGAGAAATGGGGAGCCGGGAATGATATTCCTAGATAATGTAAATAAGGATAATCATGTAATAAGTGAATATGGGGAGATGATTGCTACCAATCCGTGTGGAGAACAGCCTCTACTTCCTAATGAATCATGTAACTTAGGATCTATTAATTTAGCTAACTTTGTAAATACAGATCAAATAAGACCTTATATACTATGGGATGAACTTAGAAGTACAATTAAAACATCTACAAGATTTTTAGATAATGTAATTGATGCTAACTATTATGCAACTCCTGACATAGAAAAAATGACTAAAGCTACAAGAAAGATTGGTCTAGGTGTTATGGGATTTGCGGATATGCTTACACAACTTAGAGTTGCTTATAATTCTGAAGAAGGTAGGAAAATAGGATCCGATGTAATGAGATTTATGCAAACTCATGCAGACGAAACCTCTAAGGAATTAGCAGTAGAACGGGGAGAATTCCCTGCATGGGATAATAGTGACTATGGGGAAGACGAAAGATATAGAAATACTTGCCGTTTAACTGTAGCCCCTACTGGTACTATATCTATGTTAGCAGATACTTCTAGTGGTATTGAACCTCTTTTTTCATTGGCGTATAGAAAAATGAATATCTTAGAGGGACAGACTTTGTATTATGTAAACAAATACTTTGAACAAGATGCTAAGGAAATGGGTTTCTATTCAGAGGAACTTATGGAATATTTATCTGACGGAGGTTCTCTTAAGGATAGATCTGAAGTACCTGATGAAATTAAAGATATTTACATTACAGCACCTGAAATTTCACCTGAATCACATGTTGGAATGCAAGCTGCTTTTCAGGAATATTGTGACTCAGGAATTTCAAAGACGATAAATTTCGCAAATGATGCTACAATAGAAGATGTACATACAGCTTACATAAATGCTTGGAAGACTGGATGTAAGGGGATTACAGTATATAGAGCTGGAAGTAGAGAAAAGGAAGTGCTAGTGACAGCACATAATAATGATACAATAAAAGAAGAACAATCAGACTTTTTTGAAGAGATTGATGCTCCTATTAGTGAGGAATATTACTTTGCTGAATGTTGTGATCAACCTCAAATAGTAATGGAGTCTGGTTGTAAGTCTTGTAAATCATGTGGATGGAGTGCATGTCACATAGCATAATTCACAATTTTATAAAAAAATAGTATAATAATAGTAGGAGAAAAGAGAATGCCTATAGGAAATATGTTAAGAGATAGACAAGAGCAGTATGTCGCCCAAAAAGACAATGCTGGAACTTGGAGAATACTCGATACTTGGCACGAAGATTTAACTAAATTAGGTCCTGAAGATGAGATAGATGACTCAAGTGATGCGGTTACTATCATATCAGAAGGGGGATTTCTAGCTTTAGTTAGAGAAGCAACTAGATTAGGAGTATTACAAAATGCTGCTATGATGGAAAATGAAGCTTTAGCTGATCAAGTATTAGATTTAAAAGAAGAAAACGATAGACTAAAAATACAAATTGAAACTACTCCTGCAGTCGAAGTTACACACGAAGAAAAAGCAGGGTTAAAACAACATGCGATAGACACAATAGCAAAGATAGTAGCTATAGATAGTGTTGAAGTAACTAAGGAATAAGTATGAAAATAGGAGATTATCTTCCAGAAGTTCCTGAAATGGCAAAACAAATGGGTCAACTCGGCTCTCAAATGGAGATATTTAATGACTTAATATTAAATAAATCTGCTGGGGATACAGGTAGTGGACCTACGTTTGGTGTTGATTACATAGTAAATACTTATGTAAGAAATCAACTTGCATATAGAAAACAATTAATTCAAGATTTACAAACCGTAGCGTATACTGCTGAAGAATTAAGAGCTCCTATTTTACACATAACAGGTGAGGTATTTAGACGAGGTATAAAATTTGAGCCTTTAGTAGAAAACCCAGATGAGTCTCAACTAGATCGTATAAAAGAATTTTTAGATGATTGTAACGTATTTGATCAGGGTCTAGAAGAAGTATTAAGACAGTTCCATTGGGATTTAAATACTGTAGATGATGCTTTCTTATATTTTTCTAAAGAATATTATGATGCAGGAGATAATAAACTACGATCTAGAGTAACTGAAATTAGAAGAATCAATCCTGCCCTTATAGAATTTGATTTAGATGAGACAGGATTACCTAAAAACTCCCATTTCTTCTGCCCTATACATAGAGAGCAGATAAAAGAATCTCCAGATACATGTCCAACAGACGATTGTGAACAAAAAATGCAGCCTGCAATGTATAGGTATCTATATAGAACAGAAGTACATTACTTTTTAGATAGTGAAATTGTACATCTATCTAAGTTCAATCCAACTGAAACTTATGGTTGGTCTCCTATTTTAACAATATTTGAAAAAGCTCTTACTTTAATTGGTATGGATAGAAACTTGTATAGGTATTTCTTTGAAAGAAAAATGCCTGCATCTATGGTTATGGTAACTACAGATGATCCTGAAAGTTTAAAGAGAGAAAGGGAAGCACTTGCAGCTAAGACAAGGCAAGACCCTAACTATATACCAATGATTGCTGTATCTTCTAGGACAAATAGAGGTAGGGTAGATATGGTAAGACTATTCCATACATTACAAGAGATGGATTATTTACCAGTACGAGCTGAAATTAGGGAAAGAGTGTCTGCTATATGGGGAGTTTCTCCAATGTGGCAGGGGGCTCCAGATAATTTTGGAGGGCTTTCACAACAAACAGCTCAATTAACCGTAATGGGTAGAGTTGTTGAAAGAGATCAGCGACAAATCATGGAGAAAATATTTCCAGCTATACTAAGTAATTTTGGTATAACAGATTGGAAACTAGTATTACCTAATCCTGAAGAAAAGGCAGAAGCAACTAGAATTGCTCAATCCCAACAAAGAGCCGCAATTGCTCAACAAATGTTGACTATGGGCTTTGATGTACAACTTAAAGGTAATAAAATAGGAATTGACGAGCTAGACTTTATAGTTACGGGAGAAGCTGTACCAACTGCTAAATTAGCAGGTGAGCAACAAGCTCTCGCATTAGAGCAAGCTGAACAACAAGCTGCTATGCAGGAAGCTATGATGGAACAACAACAAGAAGGGGGTGGGGAAGAACCTCCTCCTGAAGAAGGCTCTCAAGAGATTCCTGTTGAAAATGCAGTAACAGATACTCCCAGAGGATTTGAGAATATAGAATCTAAAAATATTAAAAATCCTAATTTAAGGAAAGCAACTACAACATCTACATGGATAGACAGTTTGGCTAATCAGGGATATGACTATCCTATTATTAAACAAGTCTCTCCAGATGGTCAACACGTTTGGTTTACTAATAATGGGCAAGAATATGTAGGTAATTTATCAGGAACAGGTGTAGATAGAATAGAAAAAGCATACTTTGGAAATCCAGTATCCTCTGAGGTAGGAGGTAAGAAACCACTTAGTGATGCTTATACAGCAGAGACAGGAGATGGGACATCAAAGCCAAAAGCAGTAGATGTGTCTGAAGATGAGGATGATTAATGGCTAAGAAATTTAAGGCTAAAGATTCTAAATATTCTAAAATACCTACTTCCGCAAACCCTAAGTCCCCTAATGAACCCGGAGAATATCAAGATCATTCTTATAGTAATAGAGAATTAAGACCTGACGGTTCTACAGTTTACTATTATGATAATGGAGTAAAAGCTATCCACCACCCTAAAAAAACAGGGTCTACATATCATAGAAGAGCTGCTGACCACCATTCAAAACAATCTAATAAAGCTACCGACTCTAAAAAAACTGCAGAAGCTCTATCACATTTGAAAGCTAGAATGGGACATTTATTAGCTGCAAAGGAAAAAGAAGAGGGTAAATCCAAAGTAGAAAAACTCTATAAAGATTTTGGAGGAGCTGACTCAGGGGCTGGAGATGTTGTAGCAGTAGCATCTGATCCCGGAATATTTACTGAAACTTATAGTGGTACTGATAAAAAGAAGAGTAAGAAAAACAAAAAAGATGAGGTAGAAGAAAATAAAAAGAATAAGAAGAAAGCTAGTGGTCCAGACAAATTAGATAAATGGTTAAAAGATACAGAAGAAAAAAGTTTAGAGTTATTTTCATTTAAAAAGACAGATAAGAAGAAATTCCCTTTAGGTAGGACAGGAGGATTAACTCCTGACAATAGTATAAAAACTCCATTAGAAGAAAGAGATATGGAAGAATGGATGGAAGCTAGGCAAAAAAATGCAGAGGATAGAGCGTGGGGATTAAAATTATCTAAAACTAGACAACTAGGCTCTTATGTAGCAGACTTAATTAATGGTGTACATAAAGAGTTGAGTAAGGAAGATGTAAATCGTACATCTGAACGTCCAAGTCCCGAAGAAGAACTTGCACTATTACAAGATGCTCAAGAAAATCTTGATAGGAAATTAGGATATGTACCTCCTGATTTAGGATCTGATAATGAAGATATGGAAAAAATGGAAACAGGTTGGTCAAAAAACAAAAAAG